GCCTCACCCGAGTCCAAAGTGGCGGTAGTAATGCCTGCCGCGTCGTTTAGTGCGGCGATTACGGTAACGTCTAAAGTAACGTCAGTTGACGCGGGGGTGGTTGCTGCAACCGAAAAATAGCCCACAATGTTGTGGATAATTGCGCCGGCAGGGATCGTGATCTCTGTGGCGACATCGCCCACAATGACCGCCTGCTGGGAAACGACTGCAGCGCCGGTGTTGTCCGGTGCAATGGTGCCGTCGTTGGTTGGGTTGTTGCGCTTGAAGATCCGAATTGGACCGTTAAATGTACTTGACATAATACTTCTCCTAGGGAAGATTAACGACGCCGTCTCCTGGAAGTACACCGCGAGCTTTTCGGTGATCCGCGTCGTCTAAATAGCTCTAACTATAATTACCCATTTCCGGATAAAAAAATGCCCCGCCTTGTGAGCGGGGCACTTAAACTAAAACTATTGCTAGTTTTACAGGCCGATTGTACCGTATACGTTACGGGGATCGTGCCAGCCAGTCGCATAACGCTCGGAAGCCTTATAGCGCATGGAGTCGGTTTCGAAGTCGCCTTCGCTTGAACGCTCCAGAGGACGGCGCATGACAAGCATCAGGCCATTCTCTGCGTTAGTCTGAATCCACCAAGCCTTGCTGGAAGTCAAACGAGTCACCACATGGGCACCCTTCGGCAACATACCAGTCGATTTGATTGGGTTCAGGTCATTGTCAGCGCCGCCAGAACGGAGGACCGACTTCAGGATAACTTCAGCCTGGAATTCCAGGGCTGGAGGTACCAGCAGGTGTTCAGCCTTCAGACGGATACGTTTGCCGTTGTTGTAAACTGCGGAACGAATCTGAATCAGCATCTGCTCAACCGAAGTTTGAGACATAGCTGCAGCCGTCGAAAGCTGGTTACTGAACGTACGACCTTGCGAGATCGGGTGGTCAGGAGCGATCAGAGTCACGCCATCACCGCCGACATAGCCAGGGGTAAATGCAAAGTTCAGCAAGTTGGCGCACAGGGTCTCTTTGGTCTCGATCATCGACTGAGCGAGGTGCTTGGAGAACGTGGAGCCGATACGGATGTGATCGCCGTCTTCCATCAGGACCTTGGTCATCGCGTACGCGAGGCCGTAGATCTTGTAGATGAATCGGGTGATGAACAGCGTACCACCTTGGTCATACGATACTGGGGTGCCGTCAGGCATCTCAGGTGCCGTGTTCATACCGAAGAGCATAACCTCTTCATGGTAGTTACGTGGGATACCAGTGATTTGGTCTACGAAACCCTTCCACTCATCATCACGTTGTTGATACACGCCATCAAAGACTTCGTTTAGGATAGGTTCAACTACCGCACGAAAGTCTGTACTACGCATTGGTGTTGCCATAGCTACTTCCTTTCTTTATTATTCTACGTTTGCGGCGACGAACCGGTTGTTAGCGATCTTGACTTGAACAATAGTGTTCGCGTCACCCCATGCGTTGGTGATCTCACGACCAAGACCAACAATTTGCAATTGCGCCTGAACACCTGCGGCGACGTTGGTTGGGCTCAACGAAGCTGTAGAGGTACCCAGACCACCGTTACCGATGATTTCACCCGAGCTATTGTTCAAGAGGTTGTGCTCTTGGCCAACTGCCGAACTTGCAATAGAACCAGTTGCCTGGATTTCGTATACAATTTCAGGGTCCATAAACACCCACATCACGACGTCAGTGGCAGTACCCAAGGCTGGGCCAAACCATTTGCTGACAGTGCGACGACCAGATGCGTCAGTATATTCAACACCACCAAAAACACCGGCCAGACGCTGGTTTGATGTTGGTGTATTGCTTGCCACAGCGAGTGTGGAGGCCGAGCCTGCGTTATTCAAAGAGACCGCGGTGCCGCTGTAGAATACTGCATTGGTGTCATAGGCACCAGTGTAGTTCAACGAGCGTACCAGACCACTTGGATGGTAAACAGGTTTCAGGCCAAAAGGAGCAAGAGTTGCGCTCATTATTTGGTTCCTTATAGATTTTTTGGTTTAGAACCGCATACCGTGTGCGGTCCGCTTTGTCTCTTTTTCCATCTCCAAAAGCCCACCCTCAAGAATTGAACGACCGCCTTTACCTGGATCAGCCGCTGAACGGACCTGCGCGGTAATATTGCGCTGGTGTTCCATCGGTTCATCAAAGTGCAGCATCTTCGCAACTTCTTGATAGATGTCCTCTGGGATCATAAAAAGGACCATCTCATTACATGAAACACAACCTTCAAACCTGCCTGAACTCATTTTGCCCAAGTGATCAAAGCCTTTTCCTAATGCCGAGACTTTCACTGGCTCATAACCCAATGCCATACGTTTGTCGATTGAATCATACTGGTTAGTTGTTGATAACCAGCAGAGGTGCATTCCAGGGATTATTCCCTCTGAAACGTCCGGCAGCGCATTGTTGGCCCATTTGTCCCGAAAAGCCTCCAGCCTTTCACGATGCACTACTTCTTCAGGGGACGAGGCCGCGAGGGCCTGTCTTTCCTTAATTTCTTCTACTCGCCCTTGAAGGCGATCATCCAGGTCTCTGGAGATTCGATTGTTTGCCATTTTTTATCCTCTACGGTTTTTGCGGTCAAATTCTGCATAATTACGGATTGCCTTCGTACGCTTAGAGGGATCATCCCACATACCAGCGTCTTTTAAGGCCTGTACTCGTTCACGGCTCAGTGTAAAAGTGTTTGTAGTTGTTGAATAACTACCACTTACATCTGATCGACCGCTAGGAGTTCCGCTTCGACGATTACGCGTTTTACCCGCATACCGATGAGGTAGGCGTTCTTTTAAACGGTTATCCAGTTCGTCCCAATATTCCGGGTCTGCTGGGTCCCACCCTTCACCTGCTAATTCGTTGTCGATTACTTTCGCAATACGACTGTCTGTATCCTTTGCGCCCGGATCGTACCAGCTATTGGTCTGCATCCAGGAGGTGGCGTTTTGTGCTACCGCCTCCGTGACCGGCGTCGGAACGTTGTTGCGTGGGTTCCGTGCCGCTTCCAACTGCTGTTGCTTCATTTGTTGCGCTTGGGTCAGCTTGTTTTTTGCTTCGTGATTATAATGATCAAGAAGCTCAATCTGTTCCGCTACATTTCCAGATTCTGCAGCCTGGTGCATTTTCATTTTTGTGTACTCAACTCGCGTCGCTTCATCTTCAATGAAACGGTCAATTTGAGCAAACTGGAAACTTGATGCGGTATTTTCTACCTGTGCAAGTCGACGGGCAAGATCCTCATTGCGGCGCTCTAATGCGCTGATCTTGTGCTTCGAACTTACCTCACGCTGTTTTGTGAGTTCTTTCTTTAGCTTTCGCTCTTCACGACGTGCTGCACGGATAGCCTCTCGGTCTTCTTCCGATTCACCGCCGTTTGAATCCTCTGATGCACTGCTCTCAACAGGGCCATCATTGTCGTCATTGTCGTCATCTTCATGACCCTCAAACGGGTCATCAATATCATCAATTGCTGCTAATGCCGAGCCATCGTCTCTTTCTTTGATGGCCACATCAGCAGAACTTTGGTGTTCTGCTTTGCTGCTGGCTTTCATACGAAACCCCTATTCTACGAAGGCAGGAAACATTTTCCGTGCTACTTCGAAATCTGTAATCTTGCAAATAACCTCGCGGTCTTGCAAGACAATAAATACAACCTCACCGTTTCCGTGTGGAACCGCCCATCTATCGCCGCCGTACTTTATCGTGCGAACTAAATCGCCCGGCAAAGCCCAGGGGCCCTCTGGCCAGTCTTGAAGTGTCGAAACGTCTTTGTAAGCCAGTGGGCCTACGCTAACGACCTTTGCGATAACTTCATTCCACTTCTCTGTCGCCTTAGTTTCCGTAACAAGGAGAATACCCCCCTGGCTGGTGTCTTTAGCTTTACGAAGTTGTACTACGATGCGATTGCCCTGTGGTTGTACACCCGGATCTATCTCCGGAAAACAGTCAGATTCACTCCGACCATCAACCTGATATTTACTTTCAGTTGCCACTATCTTCCTCGTCTTCTGTCAAGACTGCGTCTATCACATCCAGGGCCTCTTGCAGGCCCCGGGCTTTTCCTATTAGCTGGTTGTATTTGTCCCAGCTATCGACTCCGATCAAACAGGCGCTTGAGATGTCCTTCAAGCGGCCCTGTATTTTGAACATTGTCTCGTGTAACGGGTCTCTCATACAAAACCCTCCTTATATGTAAGTACCCACTTACATATATTTTTTCGCCCTAAATTATTTACCTTTTGCGTCGTACAGGCCCTTGCTGTTTACAGTGGGGACTTGTGCGAGTGCTCGTTTGGCGTTATCTGCGCGCTTCGAGCCTGATGGACCAAATTCAACCTTTTGATCTGGGCCGCCTGCGTAGCCTGGTTTGCCGGTCATTTTGTAGTTCTTACGGAAGCCCATGTCTGGGATTTGTTCTGCCATTTTATGCTCCTTTATACGGCTGGTGCCGGGGGTTGTGGTTGCTGCTCTGTTGGGGGTGTCATGTTTGCTTCGTGCGCTTGCTGCGCCATCTGCTTCATCTGATCAGCACCCATTTGTTGTGACTGCTGTTGTTGCTGCATCAACTGCTGTTGTGCAGCCAACGCCTGCTCGTGTGCCTGTTTCTGTTCTTGCCGTTGCTGCTCCATGCCGTGCTTTTGCATATCCATTTGGGCCTGTCTTTCGGCTTCCATGGCCGTTACCGCCTGCTGGTGCTGCAACTGCTGCTGCATACTGTCGAACTGCTGACCTGCCGAAATGGACGCAATACGCTCCTTGGAGGAGTTGTTGATGTCCGCAATAGCGATCTTGGCAGCGTTGTCCTGATCTGATAGCGACTGCTCAAGGCCCATCTTGGACTGAATCTCCGCCAACTTGGCCTGCATGTCTCGAACCTTGTCCGCCATCTCAGCCTGCAACTTCTCGCGCTCCAAGGTAAGTCTTGCCTGCGCCTCTTCGCCCTTGCGCTTTGTTTCTGCCATTTGAGTCTGCAGAAGTGCGTTGGACGTCGGGTCTGACATAAGCATTTGTTGCGCCTGGCTTTGTGTAGCCTGCTCCATCTGCTGCATCATTTGCTGCAAGATTGGGCTAATTGGCTTGAAGACTTGTTCCGAATCCTGGCTGACAAGTTGCGCGGCCATTGACAGCGCGTGTTGTGCTTCCGAGTCCAGTTGACGCTCTTCGTTCAGCTTAAACGCGTCCTCGCCACCCGCTGCCGTCTTCACGTACGAACGCATGGACGACAGGTAATGCAGCGTCAAGTGCTGCTTGATGTGTTCCAGCATCAACGGCAATAGCTTCTGAGAAATCAGTGGGCTGCCACCGTACGCTGGGTCCAACATGTACGCGAGGTGGACCTTGATGTGCTCAATATGCTCCTGATCAGGAAACGCCGCAGCAGGGTGCCCCATGGTCATCTGCACGTTCTCCAACGCGGGGTTGCTCTCTTGCGTCCCCTTTGGATCAGGCAACACCTGATCAATGTCAGGCACCTTCATCAAGCGCAGGATGCGCAGGTGCGCCTCACGCTTGTCATACAAATCCGGCGCTTCTTTAGACAGTTGCAACACCGCCTGCGCTTGTGTCAGTCGTTGCGTCTCACTAAAAATATTAGGGTCTGATACTGGAACGACGTCGTTGCTGTTTTCAAAGTCGGCGACTTCGATCTCTGCCCCCGACTGGTTGTCCATCTCTTCCAGGTACCAGTAATTCAACCTGGACAGGATCTGCAGGCTCTTGGCCTGTGAACGGTGCAGTCGTGCGTGGATGCTGGAGAATACCTTCGATCCCTGCTCGATCAGTGCCTGCGTCGTGCCAACGGGTGCGTTGGAGTCCATCTCCGCAAGACGGTTCTCGCTTGTCTTAACAACGCCCTTTGCGGCGTCCGTCAGCCAACCCAGGAGGTTGTACAAAACACTTGACGGTTGATTAAACGGCATCGGCATCGCAATCTTGCGAATGTCGTCAACGCCAGGGGATCCTTCAATCTCCACGACCTGCGTCGGTTCAACTCGGTCCGTTTGGCCACCAATACGACCGCCCTTTAACTTTAACATCGTCTGGCTGTTGTTGATGTGCGCGGAGTCCATCAACGCACGCAACGAGCCCGTCAGTGCCGCAGAAAGGCCACCAATCAAATGCGGCATACCAATGCCGTACGCGCCACGCCATGGGATAAACTTGTACTCAACGATCCAGTCCAGCTTGCGCATCCGGGTGTCGCCGGCTTCCCAGTTACGGTACAGCGAAAGGACCTTGCCCGACAACTCGTCGATGGTCATGATGTACGGCGCACGCTGGCCGTCCGTCAACTCGTCATCATCCAAACGCAAGTAGCACGTAATCTCGTACACACGGCGCAGGCCGTCAACGTTCTTGATCGGCTCCTCGCGGCCCTCGATCTTGTTGTTGGCCTTTTCAGCACGGGACTGTTTATCAATCTCTAGTTCGGCCTTAAAAATCTCTACGTCACGGTACTCGCCCTGATCCACACGTAACTCAAACGTGTCTTGTGTGATGTCTTGCTGTTCTGTAACACGCTGCGACGAAT